TTTTTAAAATAACAGGGAGTTCGTTGTCCTTTATGAAGTCTTCTCTTATGCTGTAGCCCCGCATCCGAAATTCGTTGGAGATAGACTGAACGTCGTACTCCACCAGAGGGGTGCCATTGAAAGAAACATTACCGATTCTCCATTTGTGCACGGGGAGAGTAATAAGATCCCCTTTATAGAGATAGCAGCATACGTTGTTGTATTTCCACAACTCCTTCATGATCCCGGTCAGTTTTTCTCTCAGCCGCATTCTTTCGTACTGTTCTTCGAAAAGCGCGTAGGTCTTTTCTTTGGATCCTGTTAAGTACCATTTCGAACAGGTGGAGTAGGGGACATATACGTGTTCGATAATGCCCCGGATAATGGGATCGGCGTCAGCGTAATAGTCCGCTAACTGATAAAGGGTAACGATGTTGTCCTGTTTGTTTCGGAGAATAGAAGTATAGTCGTATCCCGCTAATTCTCCGGAGAAGGTGATATTGGAGTTGGTAAAACTCTGCATGGTTTCGTCAGGCGCTTTATCGGCCCCGACAAAAACCTTTGCCTTTTGAGCTGGAACAGCCTCAGAAGGCTTTCTGTTCAGAAAATCAAATAAGCCCATCGGCTGTCATTCCTTTCGTTTAAAATGCGCCGGCGACTCCTACGGAAGGAACGCCCCTGCGATATCGTTTGATGTTTTCTTTTTCTAATTCAGAAATGTAGTCGTTGCCCATCGCTAAGGATGAATATCTGTCCTTATGCATGGTAGCTTTGGGGACATCGTATAAGAAGTTGCCGTTGGCCCCGGGTTTGGCGACGACGTTGCCCATTTCAATCTGTAAAGCGTCCGCTTCTCTGAAGTTGGCGAACTCTTCTTTGGACATCCGTTTGGACTCCTCCATTTGCTGCTGTTTTTCTTTAATAAAAGCAGACGAAGAAGGGAGTTCGATGCGGTTTTTCTCCAGCGCGACTCTTAAATTAGTGTAGATGCGCTGGTTCAAAGTGTTAACCGCTCTGAACGGATGCAACGCCTGTTCGGCGTCAGGGTTGGTTAAAGGCTCGTCGTCCACCACTAAGGGCGGAAACTCTCTGCCGGATTCAGGATCAACCCACTCTCGGTCGAAGAAACGGTCAAAACTGTCTCCGATACCCCGAGCGTCGTATACGATTTTCTCCGCGTTCGGAAACTTGATATGAAAGCACTTTCGCACTTCTTCGGTTAAGAAGTCCAAAGGGACGCCGTTGTAGGATCGGATATGGACGACCTTTCTTAAAAAGGTCCCGTCCTTCTTCTCGGTGAATTTATGGACGATCATGACCGAGTTATCCGATCCTTTCGCTTTGGATGTGGCGATGTCCAGTGAAATAATGTATCTGGACTTGGATCCTTTGGGCTGCTCCATTTCGATCTGGTCTAAGGTTCGACACCCCTGAACCAGGTCGAAAGGAAACGCCGAGTTTTCGGCCGCGCCCAAGAACTTGCCTTCGTACTCCATCTGAAAAGTAGACTCAGGGTTATTACGTCTTTCTTCTTCGTAGAACTCTTCTGAAGTCAGCCCTTCTGAAACAGGAGTCCTGTAGTGTAAGTCGATCGCGAAATATCTTGTATCCCCGTGGGCCCGTCTCTGGACAATTCTTTCGAACTCTTTGTAGAATTCAAAACTCTTCGGGCAGGCAGAAGAAATATAGATGAGCTTCGACTCGAAGTCTTTGAACCCGTACGTTCTTGCGTTGTATCTGGTCTCGTTTCTCGTGGGCAGAACGACGCTTCTTAAAACGTTCATGTCTACGTCTCTCGCTTCGTCGACGACAACCATCTTGGCCCGTCTCGAACGGGCACTCGCGATAGCTACGGACTCGATCGTTGAGCCGTTCCATAACAAAACGCTCGAACTTTCTTTCGAGATCGAAACATAAGTCCGGGCGTTAGTAGGTTTGATTTCGTTTCGGAAGTTAATGTTTTCGTTCGCAAGGTCTCTTATCTTCTCGGCGATACGGGTTGCCTGGTCCGCAGTAGGAGCGACAACCAGCACCTTCGTGCCGGGATATAGAACTCCCAGCGAAAGAGAAATAAACGCGGTGATCCACGTTTTGCCGTAACCGCGTGGCGCAACAACGGCTGAAGTAACGGCGTTGCCTACACCTCTTGCAATAACGTGCTGAACAGGAGTTAGATGAACAGGTTTAAACGCGTCTTCGATAAACATATCCATGTGGGTTCGATAATAAATAACCTGTTCTTCTACGAGATCCCAGTTGGTGATAATGCCCGGACGAGAGATGGATAAACTCATATCACATCCCCCTCGCTGTCGTCCTTCATGGATTCGATAATGTAGCCTAAGTTTTTAATAGCGGTGTCTACAACATCCTCGGGCCAGTCGATCTTTTTAATGCACGGATGGCCGTTGGTTTCAAGATACATAATGGTCTGACCCCAGTTACTCAGCTCCTGCTTTTCTTCGGGCTTTCGTTTGCAGGCCGCAAAGTTGCCTGTCTTCATCAGCAGGTCATATAGAGCGGTAGCGTCCTTTACATCCTGCAAAGCGCACTTACCCGCCATATAGTCGTTCTGCGTCTTGTCGACAAGCAGAGCCGCCTTTGCCAGTTTCTTGGCGTTGTCTGTCAAAGCCATGTCCGACAGATCGAAGTCTCTGTCCAACCCCCGATAGTAGTTTTCTAAGTATTCGAGTTCGGCGGGCTTGAAATGTCCGTTGAAGTCGTTGGAGTAAGTCTTGATATTGGCGTCTTTTTTATTGTCTTTCATGTCGATAACCTTGCCGTTCTCCTTCGCCTCCTGATAGGAATTGGTGTGAACGTCCTTTGTGTTGTCGACATATTTGTAGTTCTGAGATAACTGCATAATAGACGGGATAATAGAACAGGCGACCTGCTCCAATAAAACAGCCTTTCGGTCGTCGTTGGCTTTCTGATAGACCGTCTTATTCGCGCATTGCTGTTCGGCTACCTTGCATGCGTTAGTCCATAAGTCTTCTGTAAACTCCCGGTTGTTTTCAAAAAAATACTCCCGGATCTCGTCTTTCGTCCTGCATTTGGAAACACAGGACTTGCACCAGATATCCTTCTGGTTTTGTTCGGCCCAGCCCCTGTTGGCGTAAAACTGGGCTAAGGGTTTGGTGTGATTGCAGTGCAGGCAAAGCTTTGTTTGCGGGGGTGCTTTTCTCGACTTGGATAATACGGTCGGCATTAGATCGTATCGTCCTCAACTAAAATATTTTGCACCTCTTCGCAAAGCTTCTTTTCTGCGGCGTCAGGCTGAATTTCGATATAACCCTTTACGAGCGGCATATCGTCTGTAGAAACCTTCGTTTTCTTCTCGTGCTTCTGCATGTTATAAAACTCAGCCAGGTTCAGAAATAATTCAGGAGTCTTTGTATACTTGTAGGTAGGAATCTTATATTCGCCTACCTTCTTTGCAAAGGTATACATAATGCCCCTGGACTTAAGAAACTCCATTTCTTTGCGCCACTGCGTGTTGTACTCCCGGTCGAATTCTTTCGAAGGGATAGACGTCCTTGTTTCGTTTGTGTTGGTGCTCATGTTACTGATCTCTCCTAAAAGATAAAATTTGGGATAAGCGCGTTTGTTAATCGACGTCTTCTTCCCTTATGTAGCTTTTCGAAAGACACGCAGTGAAAAACAGTGAAAAGTAAAAAAAGTGAATTATTTCGTTTTGCATGTTTGTGTTTTCGTTTTTGGTTTAGGGAGAGAGTTTGATTTGGTTTTGAAAAGGGTAGGGGTGAAATATCGGGTTTTGTTTTCAGCGTAAAGAAGTTTGAATAAACAAAAACGGCGGTCCCTATATTATAGAAACCGCCGCTTTTAACGTATTTGGTTTTGAGAAGTTGAGATGTTGGTTTGGATGGAGATGGGGTTGTATTGGGTGGAGAGAGTGGGGTTGGGTTTGAATTGGGAGACGAGAGTGGGGGGAGAACAAATATACGGTTTCTTTCGTTCGCGAAAGTTTCCTGGCGTAAAGTCGACATTACGCCGTGGAAATAAATGGGTTAGACGCCCTGGCCCGGAATGCGGCTGGTGTCGGAAAGGAGAACCCATGTCCAATTTCTGCAAACTGATCAGCATCAACGTCACCAACGAAACCGTTGAACTGGAGTGGTTTTATTTCGATGGATCACTCCAGTGGACGGGGGTGTCGCTCATAGAAGTAACAATCCCTGTTGCGCCTTGGGCGGACAAACACGATGTTGAAAAAGCCCTGCGCAACTGGGCGATGGATAGCAACATCCAGAGCCCGATCAGAGGCTTCGAGCTTAACTCGAAGGACTGGACTCGGTTAGCCCAGTGCGGCCGCATCTAACAAATCTAAAAACCGGTGAGCATGCAACGAAACATGCTCATCGGTTTTATTTTTTTTTTTTTTACGTGGACTATCCCGCTCAGTAGTCCGTGACAAAAATATTATGAGCAGCCTGGTCTGATCAACCAGGCACGGGAGGAAACATGAAGACCATTCTCGAAGCGGCGGAAGCTTGGATGGCTATTACCGACAAGGACAGCGCGGAGGCCGTAAAAGCCTTCTTGGCGTACTACGAGGCGGTCCAGGCTGCTTCAAAGGAAGAGGGCCGTCAGGCCCGTTCTCAGCTATCTGTCCGTAACAAGTGAACTAAAAAAGACCGGCGAGCGTACCTTATGTTTTATAAGAGTATGCGACGACCCGGTCTTTTTTTATTTTTTTATGCGGAGCTCCTGCAAAGGATGCTCCGAGGGTGTGCGTTGCGTGTTATACACTATTACGCCAAGTCGAAAGACGCTCCTAACCCTTGGCTTCGGCCAGAAGGAGAAGACGTGTCTTAGGGGATACTCTCTAAGATGCGCAAGGTCCAGACGGAGATTAGGACAAAGAGTATCCGAGTCCCGTATCGATGTCTGGGTCTTGAATGTTGTTCGAAATTGGCAGAAGCGTATCGTTGTACAAGGCGGTCTGGTAGTTTTGTCACACCACGCGTACAGACAAGCAAGCAAGGTTGACAACTTGCGAGCTGCAACCAAGTGCATTATACGTCTCGAGTCTTCAATACGATAGGATAAATGTCACGTGGTGTGAACCATCGGAGTTGAGTTTTGAACAACGTGCAAAAACCCAAGTGAATTCTTGGGGTCAGTCTGAACTAGTAAGCACTGCTAACGCGGCATGTTGCTACGCTGCACTGGCTGACGGGGCTACTAGTCCTGTTCGCGTAATGCGGGCATGGAATGCGTTATGATCCTGTGGGAGATAGAAATATCGTTGTGCGCCACGAAGCGAGTAACTAGGCATGAAGGACAACATGCGATCAAATAAAAACCCGGGTTGCTGCATACCGCATAGCGCGAAAGCAGCTAGGGGTCTGCTCCCGATAAAGCAAGCATACAATCCCCTGACTTGGTGCATCGTTGCTGTACGCAGCGGCGGTGCTTTAGTGGATACTCTCTGGCCGAGATAGGCGCGGTTCAGAGGGGGAGCGCACGCGGGGGCATCGCCAGTAGGTCTTGGATGTTGGGACCTGCGCTTCGTACGAAAGAATCAACATAACAAATAAGGGGAAACTCGAAGGACACATCGGTCAATAAAAGGCCTTTGTGAAATCAGTAGAGAGAAACCTGTTTGTAGAGGAGACCCTTCGGGGTCTCTTTTTTTTATTTTTATGCGAACTATCACGCTCAGTAGTTCGTTATAAATAAATAATATGAGCAAGGAGAAAAGCAATGTACAATGTTGATTGGAACGAGATGTGCAAAAAGGCGGACAAGATCCGCAAGGAACTGGAACTCCGAGCAGAAGAAGAAGGCATGTCTCTCGATGAATACGAGGACTACGTCCTCGACTCATGCGAGTCAGAAAGTCTCATTGTCTTTTGAAAAAAAGGAGAGCATAACAGCTCTCCTTTTTTTATTTTTATGGAGCCTGAAAGGATAGGCTTCAGCCGGCAACAGGGTTACTGAAGCTCTGCATAGCACAATAAGGAGATGTGCTTTAAAGGTCGAATGCAGAGAAGACAAATTGGGGTGAATCATGAAAAAGATTTACATCCGTTGGTTGGCAGCGTTCGCAGGACGCGATCATTCATTGAAGGACTCAATCAAATTTGAAGTCTTTCGTAAGGACGAAGCGGCCTGCGAACCAATTGTGAAATTCACGGGAGTAGGTCACAAAGGCCAGATCGGCGTTCTCCTTAAGAACGAATCGATCTTTCGTGAATTCAAGTATGATTGCTGGTCCTACAAAGGCGGTCAGTGGTTTAACCGCAAGGATCAGCATCCAGACCGCCTGTATGCGTCAAAGCCGAACAATGTATCGAACCATGCTGAAGCTTGGGCTCACATGGATCAAGCGGTGTGCGGCATTGTCGTATGCGGCATGAACATTTGGCAGCTGACAAAGGAACGTAGAAATACGATCCTAAACGCAGCTGCCAAATACGACTTGGCGGTGTATCGCTTTGTCAATGGTTCTCTCCAGAAGGAGGAACTATGATCAGAGCACCGCCGAATTATCGCCCGAAGCGTACTACGCCATCAGCTGCGGGAGATAGCACCACTTGAACAAAACGAGATTGCCAAGTGGGAAAGAATATCTCCTTAGATGGGTCTGAGATTGCGATAAGGGCGAAAAAGGCCAAGAGGCCGAGGAGGGCAACCGTGTTCGACAAATAAGTCGTCCCTCCAAGCACGGGGTGGCAGAGCTGGCTATGCCTACCTGACAAGAGCCAACCAGCGACGCCGGGAACTCTGGCAGAAGAACCCGGGAGATGGGACTGCGGTCGCCACTCATAATCTGCATTCTCGCAACACGCAAAGAAAGGAGTGATGTAAGTTGCGTGTTTAACCGAACAGGGCTTTATGCCCTGTTCTTTTTTTATTTTTTATGCGGCATTAAGGGACTAGAGCCCTGAGCCGTAGGAGGTGCATAAAATGCACGAAGAAGAGATGAGTCTGGGAAAAACCATACTGGCATGCATCGTAGGGGTATTGATGTTTGTTGTCGCCGTTCTCGCGACGGCAGACGCCTTTGCCGAATTTTACGGCGCAGGCAACGTCGACCTGGACAACCGGGTCGTCGTCGAGAACGAAGACGGTTCATTCTCTACGGAGCTTAGCATAACCGTCACAGTTGATGGTTATGAAGTTCTGCTCCCGACCGTTGTCGACGGCAAAATCGTCTCTGAAGACGAAGCCGTTGACCACTTCTTTAAGACCGGCGAACATCTTGGTATGTTTACCAGCGTTGAAAAGGCTGAAGAATATGCAGTTTGGCTGCATCTCCGCCAAGAAGAACATTACGGCTTATCGAGCAGGTAAGCCGTAAGCGTTTAGCCCAGGATAAGCCTTAGTCGTGCCCCTGGGCTGACAAATAGAGCCCTGTTCTCGCTATGCTTTTGCGTTGGCGAGAATAGGTGAGCTCTATTTTTTTATTTTTACGGCGCTCGGCATAGGTCGACGTTGAGCGTCCGGAGCATATGTCGACTCAGTCTCTGCTGATGGCAGGACCCGATGGAGCTACGGAAACTCCGCTGTCGCATGGTTGCGAAACGCTCTATCCCGCAGTTGGGTTGTAAGAGGAACTGTGGGCCTTACTAGTCCCGGTAAGGAATCAGGTTGCCAACACAGCTATTCTTCGGCTGTGGCTGAGCTTATGTCCGAAAGGAGGACAAAGAAATGAAGAAGCTGTTTGCTCTGGTGCTGGCACTGGTGATGGCGTTGATCGGCACCGCTCCCGCCGTGGTGGCGGATGTCGCTACCAAGACCGACACGACTTATGCTATCGACCTGCCACAGAACGTGAAGGACGCGATCTGGCTGCGCGGCTACAAGCTGCGCTGCCGAGCAACAAAGCGGCTGAAAGGTCGCGGCAAAAGGATGCTGAAACGCGTCCTGTTGGCTCCTCTGAGTCTGATGCTTGGCGTCGGTGTTGGCGATATTGTCGCCATGCCGATCGGCAAAGACCGTGACGTTGCAGACGCAAAAGCCCGCAACGAACGTTGGGCATGGCTCAACGCCGATGCCGAGTACATTCGGCAATGTGAGGCTGAACAGGCAGAACTCGACCGCGAAGCGAAAGCGAAAGCGATCGAAGCGGCTCGAGAGATAAAGAAGGCTGCCAAGGCTGAAGAAGCCAAGGCAAAACAGGCCGAAAAAGAAGCTCAGAAAGCCAAAGAGCTAGCTGAGCAGCTTGAAGCCGACAAGGCCTTCGCAAAAGGATTCTCTGTTGTGAAAGCGATCAACCTTGTCAGACAGAAGGACATGGTCGAAGGAGCGATCGATGCCAATCGTGATGCCCTCGCGCAAGCCAGAGTCCGTCGCGACAAGCTGACCGCCGCCACTAAAGAGACGGCAGAAGCAGTTAAGGCAATCGCTGCTGAACTGAAACGACCGACCAGCAGCAGCCGATATCGTAAGGCTGTTGTTGCAGCAGAGGTGGCAGCGGCCAAGCTGGCCGAAGCGAACGCGGTCGTCAACCAGGCTGCGAAGGCACTGGTTGAGACCGAAAATCTGCTTGGCGAACTGAACCGGCAGATCCGACTCATCAAAAAGCACGGAAATCCCTTTGCGAAAGAAGGGCTGAAGTGCGAAATCGACAAGTTTGCCCGTCTTGCAAAGGTGAAGATGGCGAACGAGCAAAAAGGAGTCCGGCCTCTTCAGACCATCAAGGAACGTCTGAAGACTGACAGCTTCACGCTGTACAGTTTTGATGCTCAGACCGTCTTGGCTGCGTATATGGGCTATATTGCGCGGCTAACAGAGAAAACTGATTACAAGAAGCTCCTAGCCAACGTACCCACCGAGGAGCGGAAATCGAAGGTAAAGGAGCTCAAGCAGGCCGCGATCATCAAAAAGAGAAAGGCTCTGAAGGAGTTCAGGGCGTACCTTCAGAACAACGAGAGAAATCCCATCGTTCTGAAGGAAAGCACGGCTCGTGTGAGTCGGCTCCGCCGGAGCATCCTCTCAATGATTTTCGGCATCGACTACGACCAGAAAGCGCCGACAACATCCTGGATTGTCATTGAACATGGCATCCAGGAAATGCTAAAGATAGATCCGAAGGTGTTCTCAGACGACGACAAAAAGGGCCAGAAGGAGCTGGACGAACTTCAACTGGCCCTGTATGAACACATCGGCCGTCGGGGTGTCAAAGTGATCGGACGTCCCGACGAGTACGGCATCTGCTCAGAGATAACCTATGACGGACTGTTCTCCAGCGCGTCTCACCAGAAAGGTGAAAAGCTGGTCATGGCAGACCGTCGGCTGATGAAGCTGCATCAGGAGGCGCTCTGGTTCGGAAGAACGAAAGAGCAGATCCTGAACAGCAGTTTAACAGGTGCGGAGATTTGGAAGATGCGGGCAAACATGGCCCGTCCGATCTCCATGGAGCTAACCACAAAAGACGGGACTCCTGTTTATCTGCACGACGGCAAAATGGTACCTGACGCTGTGCGCAAATATGTGCACAAGAAGGCGCTCAGGATTGGTGATTCAAAGAATAACGGTGGCAAGCCGTACAAGTTCTTGGACAATGCTGAGAACGAAGTGGTCGTTGGCGCTGGTGCCATCCTCATGTTAGAGGAAATGAACACCAGCGTTGCCCAGCTGTCCGGCTGCGGTCTGAAGGGCTGCGGCGTTGATGCCCGGTCTTCGGAGGCGTACGCACTGAAGAAGCATAAGAAAGACCGTCCTAACTGGCTGAACGGAGTAAAGATCCTGTTTAGTGAAGATTGCTGGAAATTTGACAAGGCTGGATATGCCAGCTTCGACGAGTATATCCGGCATATGGACGAACTGGCAGAGAGGTATCCCGGCATCAACCAGGTATACGTCCTCCGTCAGGGTGAAGAAGTTGAAGGAGAAGATAAAGTCAGGACTCTGACTCGGTCCCTCCTTCAGCAGCTTGTGGCTATCACCAAGAGTGAGATCGCCAAGCTGGCGATGCCTGCGATCGCAAAGCTGAACAAACTGAACTCCCTTCAGGGAATGTTCAGTATTGCGGCCGAACTGAACCGCGATGATGAGGACCGTAGCCCGCTGGCAAAGCTCATCATCAAGATCCCTGGCCTGCTGCTCGAGCCTGCCGTGCAGCAGATCTATGAGAAGAAGTGGAAGGCAATAAAGATCGAGGCGATGGGCAACAAAGCTCGAACCAAAGGCCAGTATCCATACATTACGCAAGACCCGGTTGCGTTGTATGAGATATGGGCCTTGGGGATGAGCCCGAATCGCAACGACTTGGGCGTGCTTCGCGCGGGAGAAGTCAGTCTGAATCTGGTGAAGGCTGGCACAAAGGTGGTTGGCGTGCGGTTCCCTGCAAACGCACTGACTGCAAAGATTCTTGTTTGCCGTCCGCTGGCTGGCGTGTTCAGCAGCTGCGGCAACGTAGCGATTCTATCCATCTACGATGACATCCTGATCGTTCAGGACGGCGACGTAGATGGGGATGAAATGTGCATCCTATACGACAAGCTTCTGGTGAAGCTGGTGGAACGGATGCGCACGATCTTCCAACCGCCGGTTATCGTCTTCGCACATGGCGACAAAGCCGAACGCAAGACAATCGGCACAGTAGAAGAACTGATCCGGCGCATGTACGGCAGCCTGTGGTCTGCCAAGCGCTACGATAAGGTCGGTCTCTATGCAAACATGGCAAGAGACTGTGCCTATCTTCTAGGCGCTCAGGTAAAGCGCTACCAGAGGGCCTGCAAGACCGTCGACGCTGCGGCTTGTTCGGTTAACAAAGCTGAACGGGCTAAGGCAAGGCAGTCTATCAGCATCCTGATGCTGTGGATGGCTGCCTGTTCGACTGGCGCGATCCTGGCCATCGATCAGGTAAAAGGCAACTCGGTAGACGAAGGCCTGATCAAGTGGCTGGACGAAGTTATCAAAAAGAACATTGACGAGCGAATGAGCGTCGGAGACGATGAGAACTCCAAGAGATGTTCTCCGTATACTCAGCCATTCGTAAAGGGTGATGCAAGCATCGAATCGCTCGAACCCAACATGGACGTTGGGACGGACTACTTCGCGGTCTACGTTGACGAAAAGACTGGCGAGTTCAGGCCTGACAAAACGGGTACGGTCAGGAACGAACCGGCCATCGTAGAGTCGATGACAGGCTTCGAAGGATATCGGACTCAGGTCCGTCGTGGTTTCGTTACTTCTGGTATGTTGTTGGAGCTGAGGTATAACTACTTCAACAGCCTGAAGAAAGTGAACGGCGAGAACGTAGACGAGAAAGTGTTTGAGCTTATCAGGAGAAAACAGAAAGTCGGCCTGAAAGAACTGCTTGAACTGTACTGGCGCAATGCTTGCAGCCTGCAGTTCAGAATGGCAAACAAGACTGTCCCCGGCAAGAAGAAGGAGTACCAGAAGATGGTGCGCGACAGCATCAAGGACTGGGCTCTGTCTTCCGAATGGAAGGTCGAGTCCGATAAGGCGACCGCTCCGATCGGATATATCTATACAGATTCCGAGAAATGGAGCAACGTCCTTCGGGAAGTCCTGAAAATGGCTCTTGAGTACGACGGAGATATCACGAAGTCGTCTTGGACCAAGTTCCTTCTCGAGACGTTCGCCGAAGACTTCTCAGAGAACATCGACCGGATTGGGACTGATGTTCGGGACTATCTCGACGGCGCATACATCGACTGGATAGACGAAATTGAGGACTGCGAAGCTACCGACTTCACAGCCCTCGAGGAGTCTGACCAGTACGACGGCTACGACGACGAGAACATTGATCTGTCTGAGATCGACGATGGATCGATGTCTCTGCTCGGGGACGACGACTGACACTCGTTCGTCCACGTCGCACTAATCCACAAGAACCACTCCTTGCAGGCAGTATACCACACCGGTATACGAGCCTGCAAGGCTTTTTTTATTTTACGGCAGACAAAAGCCGGAGGCCGTAAGGCAGGCTTATAAGGAGGTACTGTCAATGTTTACTATTACTTGGAGTTTCAAAGGATTCGTCGGAAACCAGATGAGCTTCTTCAGCCGCGAAGAAGCAAACGAATGCTGGACACTGCTGAAACAGTCCGGCGCGACCAACATGAAGGCTGAGTCTGACCAGCCGAAGGAGCCGGTATTCGACACAGTTTCGATCGTCTTCTATGGAGGGGTTAAGGAGTATACCTATCTGACCCGCAAGCCGATTGAGCGCGGAGCGCTGGTTGTTGTCGAGACCAGTGACGGTCGTGAAGTTGTTCAGGTGACTCGCGGCCGCAAACAGACAAAGACCGAGCTTGAAGCACTTCTCCCGCTCGAGAAGTACAAGTACATCGTAGGGGAGGTGATCGCATGATTATCGCCTACGATCTGAGCGGCAAAGAGATTGGCCGCTATGACACAGCGAGCGATCTCTATTATGACTATCCGGATGCTGAGATCCGCGGTAGTCGCGCCATCGTTAGGGAGCCTTAATGGCTCCTTTTTTCATTTTCACGGTTGATTGAGACCTAGCTTCTCCAGTGCGAAATACCTGGAGCGCCAGATGAGTAGCGAGACACCGGAACCCGACCGCACGGGACACGAAGCGGCAAACTCAGCCGTGGATAGAAATATGATCCTAATTCCGCAAAACGAAAGGAGAAAAACAATGTACACAATTAAGACTTACATCGAAGATGCTGGCGAACTAATTCTCGCAAAGACGGATGATTATGAATCCGCAAAGTCGATCCTTTTCGAACACGAAGTAAAAGACGGCGCGATCTTTACTTACTGGATTGAAGAGCCGGATGGGAAAAGGAAGACCTGGTTCGACATTTCCTTCGACGACGAGCTGCCCGATGAGTTAGAGTGGCAAGAGTGGCTGGACGACGAAATGCTCTCAGACACCCCGAACCGGACCTGCACGCTAGCTAAAAAACAGACGGAAAAGATTCGTCACGCAATTGCGACGGTCTCGTTCACCCTTCACAAGGATTATGACCTCTATCTGTACGACTTGGAAGATGAAGAACGAGAAAAGAAACTGGCCGAAGTTGAAGCGGCTAGGAACTTTCTGGCAGAGGAAGAGATTGCGCCCGACGCGGCGCTTAAACACGCCGCGCGATCCAACAACCTTGAGCCGGATCCTGTTAGGTTCATCGACAGGGCGCAGCATTTTCAGTCTGTTGAAACCGACGAGCTGCCGTTCTGAGAGTTATAAGGGGCTGTGAAGAAAAGGATTGAAAAATCCTGAGCTTCACAGCTCTTTTTTTATTTTTACGGCTCGCCTGAGCCGGGGGAGTTTACGCTCCCCTAATCAGGCACCGGGCGGGCCAGAATTTTTGGGGCGGGGAAATTTTTCCCCGCTTCCAAACAATTCTCTTCTCAATAACAATGCTCTACCCAACAACGGGCCCCTAAGGGTCCCGTGAACCCCGTTGGAATGCAGTCTGCTGCTTCGTGTTCTCCCTTCGTGGAGACCGAGCCGCAGGTTCTGCGCCTTCTCCGGAAGACGGACCCGAGCAGCAGGTTTTGCTCGCAACCAGACGAGGCGACCGAGTCAGTGGTCTCGCTCTCTCCCGAGCAGACCGGCCGCGAAGTGGCTTTGCTCTCTCCCTGACTTGACGAGCAACAGGTTTTGCATGCCTGGCAATGCTCCCTACCAAGCTGGGCGATAGGGCTCACCAAAGGTTCGCCCGGTACCCAGATGCACAGGGGATAACCCCAGAAGTGTGCTTGCCAACTCATCCTGATAAAGGGTGCGTTGAACCGGGCCTACGCAAGCTCCGGCCGTAACAAGATGCACGACGGGTAATCCAAGCAGTGCACCCTACTCACTCATTCTGCTGCCGGCGAGTGCTCACTTGCCAGCAAGTTGAATGAGTGCCCGCCCCAAAGGGTCGGGCGGAGCAGGGCGAGGAGACACCTCAGAAAAAACAGAAGGGCAGCTGAAGTTGCGACCAGCCGCCGTGGAAAGTAGCCCTATATCCAGCCGCGCTCCGGTAAAATTGGATATCAGCATGTGCCACTTTGGGCACAAAGGGCAATAGAGCAGTTCCCGGCAGGGAGAGCCCGCACTAAAGACGGGGACCAGACTGTATGTGGGTCGACACATATATAGTCTGGATGCTGATGAAAGTTCAGCCGCAGAAGCGGACAACTGCGATATCAAACACGCCTTTCGGGGAGAAGGGACATAGGCGGCCCTGGATAACCCGACGTGCCCTGCTTCGGAAGACCCGGATCGGCAGGGATGAGAGGATAAGGCCAATGCGGAATTGACCGGTTATGCTTATCCCACCACGAGAAAAGATCCCGTCCGGCATCAGGACGTTAACTGCCGAAAGACCAGGCTTCATTGATGCTATCGATGCTATCTAGTCAATTACTAACAGAAAATGGTCCGCAGATAGGACGTCAGGCAGTTGCAGCGCCTGGCCAATCCCGTACTGCGCAGGCTGGTAACAAGAAGAAACTGCACTTAGCGAGCCGGGTCTGACATGCCGCGCTGAGTATAGCTGGTGTCCGTAACATACCTGACCGACGATAAGGGGTCTGCCGCGAGCGACGGCGAAGAGGGAAGCTATCCTAGGGATAGTATTGAACAGGGGTCCCATTGCTCAACTAGCCAACTGAGGGGTGTTGGGGCGAATGAGCCTTATTCGTGGCTGTTGGCAGGACAGCAGTACCAAAACCGCTCTGCGGAGTGCGCACGAAGCAGGATGTTCGGCCTTAGCTAAGCTGAGCACACAGACTGGAGTAGCTACCAGTCTGGGTAAAGCTACAGTCCCGTAGTGCAAGTCGGGACGGCTTAAAAAAGGAGGTTGTCGCTCATGTTTGATCGTGAAAGCATTTTAGACGAAACGCTGTTGGATTTTTATCCGGATTCAGATGATTACGAATCCGAAGAAGATTGCGACAGCCTGGGAAATCCGTTGATCAGCAGATCGGTCGACAAACAGGAACTTTACATCGAGAACTCAGCAGGGCATTGCTATTTGGATGACATTGACAGAACTTGTGTCAAAACTTGTCATTACGTCTACGCTGACGGGATTCTCGAAGACAAAGCCGGTTACGACATTGTACTTTACAACGCTAACGACGGATTCGATTTCAATACAGTTCGAAAAGAAGATGTTGTTGCCGTTCTATCTGACGGCACGAAAATCGAATCGGTTCTATTCTTCTGGGGTTCGCACGGGCTTCTGATCGCAAAAGACGATAAAGAAGGACTGCTCCGAGGAGAAGAAATGTATGAAAACCCGCCGGAATACATTTGATCAAGTCGGTATTGGTTTAAAAAAAAAGGAGAGTGATTCCGATGAATAGCTGAACGCCTTCTCGACAGCGGCGTTAAGGCTGAAGGGGTAAACACAGGACAGAGGTCAGAGTGATGCCGGATGGTAAACGGCTAGCGGCCTGCCTTCATGCTGTGTCCCGTGAGAGCGTCCCGCGACTTTCTGAGTTTCACACGAAGCGGGTAACGTTAGAAGGATTAAACTCAGCGTCCGGCTTCAACGCCGGGAAGGGTACGTGCAACCCCACCTTTATCGGGATAAGAGCGTGGTCGGTGCAACTCCGACGATCCCGCAGAAAGGCCGCCGCGAGCGTCGGCCTGTAACAAGGCGACAGAGAGATTTGTCAAACTGGTACTACAGAAAACAACAAAAACAGAAAGGATGGTACCCGCAATGAAGTATCCCACTATTCAGGAGATTGAGAACCTTCGGACCATTATCAAGAACAAGAGAGCCCGTATTGAAGGACTGACCAAACTGCTTCGCTCCGGTGTGAAGAAGTCCGACCTTGATTGGATCCGGGCTGAAATCGCGGAGCACGAAGCCTACTGCGCGAAAATGGAGCAGAAGGTGAAAGCCTTCTATGCTCCTGCAGCGGCGTAACCCGTATCTGCCTGCCCCGGCTACTGCTTAGCGCTGGCCGGGGTGGATGTACTTTCTCGACAGAAAACAACAAAAACAGAAAGGATAACGAGAAAATGAAAATTCAGGTAGAAACATATCTCGAAGCATGTGGCATCGAAGCTCTTCCGCGCAAGAACAAGTTCGTAGGCTGGCAGATTCTGCCCATCACAGAATCCCAGAAGAAGCAACTCTGGGACCTCGGGATCGGCTACAGCCATATCTATTATCAGGGACAGGCAAACTATATCTTTGACATGGTCACTATTCGTAAAGCGGCCGGCATGGCGTCTCCCAAACAAATCGCAATCCTGGTCGAACGCGGCTATCCTATCAAAACTCTCTGCAAACTGACTTCTAGAGCAGCCAGCAAGAAAATCAGCAGCTGCCTGAAACCGATCTAAGAAAGGACAAAAATATGTATGCAGTTGAATTCGAATGTGATCGGCCGCAGATGTTCGACTACATCAAAGACGCGGCCGAAGTATGGGCAGCTTATCCGTCTTATCTCGAATGTCGGGTTACCGACACCGAGACTCGGATGGAAGTTAACAGCAAAACACTGGAGTCTGTTCTGGGCTATAGAAAGCTGGCTCCGTGCCCGCTGAAGCCCAGATCAAGAGTAGCATTTATGTTTTAAGATATTCGACAGAGCCGATCGAAAGGGTCGGCTTTATCGAGTGTCTCAAATACCGTCTGCAGGACGGTCCTCCTTTCGAAGCCCGGGAGAAGGGGACGCTCCCGGGTATGCCAGACATAGTCCACTTCCGAGCTGAAAGACGCTCAAGTGTCTGGCGGGTAACGCTAACGGACTGAATAAAAAAATATTAGGAGGAGCCCAAAATGTTTTTCAATGTTTCGAATCATCCGATCTTTACCGAGAAGTCTACCTGGTCCAAAGAACAGAGAGAGATCGCCGAGATCATCGGCGGCGAACTCGTCGACATCCCGTTTCCAACTGTGACGCCCGACATGCCGAACTCCCAGATCGCAATGATCGCACACGAGGTGGCTCGCGATCTGAAGGGTATGTCCAAAAACACTCTTTCGGCAGCAATGGTCGCAGGTGAGTACGCGACTACGATCCAGATCATCGCTGAACTCCAGAAGGTCGGCATCCCGTGTTACTTCGGCCAGAGTGAACGGATCGCCGAAGAGCGAGAAGAGAACGGCCAGGTCGTGGTCGTTCACAAGTTTGTATTTCGGAACTTTCGAAAGGCACCGGCCATTCAGCTGGTAGAGGAGGAATAACATGGCGAAATATGAATTCGGTCTCTGTGCCGGACGGCACGCCTGTCCCGTCGATCAGTATCTTTATCCTAACGAGCTCACAACTCTCGACGCGGACACCCTGGTCAAGCATGCTTACGAAGCCATCCCCGAAGACGCGACTTTGCTCAAAGTCTATGTGACGGGCTTCACGCCTGCCATGTTGGCCGTTGTCCGTGCCTGCTTCGAGCGGCGCGTCACCCTGGTTGCCTACAACTATGACCGGAACACCAACAAGTATGTGATGATGCCCATTATGATGTGGGCTGACCATACCGAACGTGTTCCAGCTTGGTGACCTGCCGCAAGCGTCAGGCATACCATTATGAAGAACCGACAAAAGAAAGAGGTGATACCAAAGGTGACTTGAAAGGGACTGTCATCTCGTGTCCCCGAATTGCGAAAAAGGAGCTCTGGTGAAGTTTAGTCTGGATGGTAAACAGACTGGGCGGTGGAAGGGGGAGACCCAGAGCGTAGATGACCGTAGCATGCACGTATCGGACAATTGCATGCTGACGCGCAGTATTTGTATGTCCGGCGTCGCTGGTCGACTGGACCGGCCGGGTACGTAAAGCCCACCAACGTGCAGATAAAAGTATTTGTCGGTGCAACTCCGATAGTCTGCATTAGTTTGAATTATTGAGACATGCACGGTTGGCAAACAACGTCGTGTCTCTGGACCGGCTGGCGAATGTTTTAGTAGCGATTGCCAGCGCGAATTGACAAACACAGCTGGGGCCCCTGGGAGTACCAGACCTGGGGGCTTTTTGTTGTATGTCAAAAAGAAAGGAGAATGAAAATGTGGGTAGTGGTTTTTTACACATGCAATTATAAAGACTGCGCAGCATTCTGGCACAAAGAGTCTGCGTGGAAGTTTTACGAATCCATAGACAAACAACCTGGCATTTCGGCCGATGAACCCTACTTTGAAAATGAGTTGGGGTGGAAGTAATGTATGTCGCCAGACCACCATATTTCCTATACGACAACGATAAATATACAACTCACGTATTCTTCGATCCAGTTGACGCAATGGAGTTCATTGTCCAACTAGGACCAAGAAAATATGGCTCGTACGACTTACTCGATGCAAAAGGCACAACAATACACTTCGAACATTTAGAAAGGGCGATGGAAAACATGAATAAACTGAATGAACGGCCCAATAAGTACATAGTAGATATTCATACTGATGGGGCCTGCAGTGGCAATCCTGGACCGGGCGGCTGGTCTGGCATTATCGTAATGTACAAGAACGGCAAGAAGCTCGAGAAGACCGTGTCAGGCTACAGCCTTGGCACGACTAATAACGCGATGGAACTGACTGCTGTAGTCGAATCTCTGAAGAAACTGACGCTCCCTTGCGAAGTGACTATTCACACAGACTCCCAGTATCTCTGCACCTGCTCGAAGCATAGCAGCGAATGGTTCGAGCAACCGAACAGACCGAACAAAGATCTTTGGATCGAGTATCTAAAGGTCTGCTGTGCCGGCAGACACCACGTAACCTTCGAGAAGGTGAAAGGTCACTCCGGCGAAGTCTACAACGAACGGTGTGACAGAAACGCCAAAGAACAGGTCAAGAAGGCGTTTCATGTTATCTATGAGCAGGGTAAGAACCTTATTTATTAACATAGGAGGCAGTTATGGCTGAATATAAATACAAGAAAGTAAATGGTGTTATCTGGGGTCGTATGCCTGATGGTACGGCCCAAAAGTTCGAAACAGTAAAAGATTACAATGAAGCCTACTACACAGCTCTGGATGAAATCGTGGACCAAATAGCAGAGCTCCATAAACGAATGGAGATGGAGTTCCCTGAGGACTACGCCTTTCTGGCATCATAAAATACGGGTTTGCTAAGAGCTCTTATCTTTGAATGGATAAATACTCGTCAAAAGATATAGAGCTCGGAAAACCCACGACTTAAACGTATCAAATTGACAAAAGAAAGGACGTTAAGACAAATGCGTAAAGTATATTCTGTTTTACCCGGTATAGATGGTGTGTGTGACTATGACTCTCCGTATCAGGGATGCGAAGATGAATGGCCGCCGTATACTCCTATGAGCGACGAAGAATATGCAAAATTGCTTGAAGAAAACAAGAAACTTGAACTGCCGTTCTGACAAAGGAGAAACAAAATGACTAAAGTGCGTGTGGTTCTAATAACGTCAGACAACACTCAGTTCGTTATCGAACTGAAAGGACCAACAGAACAGGAGCTGTCTGAGATCGACGGACCGGATGTAGAAGGCCAAACAACTTCTGCGGAAGTCTGGCTAGATCGAAAGCTGAAAGAATTAGCAGACGCCATTAAAGTAACTGGCTATAAGGCTAATGTCTTTCATTACTTCGAAAGGGAAAAAGACGATGCAAATACTCGATAACTTTATCATCGTTGTTCTTCATGTCGTCTGCTTCTATGCCGGCATGAAGATATCCGACAATTATCACGATAAGCAGCAGGCCAGAATAGATTACGAAGTGAGACTTGCGACAGCAAGACAGAAAGCTAACGACTACGGTGTCTATGTCGCTCCCGAAAAGAGAAGACACAAACAACCTATCGGTCAGCCGTTTATGGACCGGCTGCAAGACTACGGGCAGGCAACCCAACAAATAAACGCCGATAAGCCTGTCGCCTGATTTTTTTATTTTACGGGGCGGGAGATTTTTTCGCTCCGCCAAACGCTTCCCCTCTCAACACAACGCGATGCCCAACAAAGGCAAAGCCAGACAATCCCCTTTTCCAAACTAATAGAGGCGGCCGCAAGGCGTCCGCCGGACCTCCCTGCAGGGATCGGCTGCCCAAGCTATCCCTCACCACAGGTTACCACAGGCGTTGCTTCGAAAGCTTCGCTCCGACAGAGGAGGCCGCCGCAAGGCGTCGGCCGGAACCTTCTGAGGAGTGGCAAAAAAGCTACGCCTCAATAGCGATAGTTCTGCTTAGTTTCGCTGCGCTTCGAGAGAAGCAATGCAAAACAGAGCCGGCCGCAAGGCGTCCGGCAGAGCAGGGCGAGGGGAGGAAACCCAAGCAAACCTCCTCTCAGAAACCATGCGATTCCCAGATACCGGCCCGCAAGCGGCCCGGGGAGCATGGCGATGGCGATGAAGCAAAAGCTGAGCCAACCGCGTTCCTTCGGCGGGATATAAGCAGTTGTTGGATAGGTTTGCAGTTATCCGAGAGAAACTGTGCGTGGTCGTACACGGAAAGTGCGGATAGGGAGCTGTACCCGAACAAACAGTGCGCGTCGTATGCGGAAAATACGAGTGGCTCAGAAACACAAGTAAATGAAATCGCAAGCGTGAAGCTGGGCTTGGGACAAACTCCACAGAAAACACTAATAACAGAAATCAGGAGGAATTTACAAAATGGAAAACTACATCGCTACTGGTCACATCACCAAGAACGCTTCTACCCGTACTGTCATGGTCAAGGGCACTCCTGTGCTGGTCACCGACTTCACCGTCGCCGTGAACCGGGGTCATGGAGAGAACCAGAAGACCAAGTTCATCGTCTGCTCCATTTGGCGCGACCGTGGAGCGAAGCTGGCCCAGTATCTGGTGAAGGGCCGTCTCGTGACCGTGCAGGGCAACCTGGATGCTAGGGCCTGGACTCCCACCAAGGGTGAGTTCGAAGGCAAGCCGCAGGTGCAGTTCATCATGAGCAACCCGGAGATCGATCTCCCGACCGCGAATCCGGCGGCCAAGCCTGACGACGACGAGATTCCGTTCCTGCCGGACGAAGATCTCGACGCCTGACCTATATCAAGTTCGTTAGTGGAGGATCCGGCTCCGAAAGGCCGGGTCCTCCCTTTTTTATCCGCTCCATTACAATACCCGTCAAATGTACAATGTGGTTTCGTTTCTTCCCATCCAAGACGAAGACATTCGAGAATCCCTATAATGGGAAAGAAAGTGCAACCGAGACGACCACAGAAACCACTCCGACAGAAACCTGGTTTGTCTCTCCATAAAATTTAGATCAAAAGGAGAGATGAAATGAACATCCACATTGATCCAGAGTTTAAGAAACTCATACCGCCGCTGCAGGATGATGAATTCCAGCAGCTTGAAGAAAACATCCTTTCAGAAGGATGCAGAGACCCGCTTATTGTCTGGGGAAATATTCTGATTGACGGACACAACCGTTACGATATCTGCAAAAAACACAACATTCCGTTCCGCACGGCTGAAAGAGAATTCGAAACAAGAGACGACGCTGTTATTTGGATTATCAAAAACCAGTTTGGACGAAGAAATTTGTCTGCATACGATAGAGCAAGACTGGCACTGAAACTAAAGCCTGTGCTTGCAGAAAAAGCAAAAGAAAACCAGGGTACACGAAATGACATTTGTCAGAAATCTGACAAAAGTTCCATTGACACGAAAAAAGAAATAGCAAGAGCGGCAGGTGTATCCCACGACACAATTGCTAAAGTAGAGAAAATAGAATCAAAAGCGACACCTGAAGTCAAAAATCAGATACGCTCTGGGGAACTCAGTATTAATCAGGCGTATCAGCAGATTCGACGCGAAGAAAAGGAATTAGTCCGAGAAGAACAGCGGCAGGAAAACGCAGAGAAAATCGAAACACTTGCAACACCTTTGGAAGCACAGGGGTTGTTCCAGACAATTGTAATAGATCCGCCGTGGGACTGGGGAGACGAAGGCGATGTAAATCAATTCGGCAGGGCGAAGCCCGACTATCACACTATGCCCATTGAAGAGATCGAGAAACTCCCTGTTGGCAAAATCACAGACGACAACTGTCATCTTTATCTTTGGGTGACAAACCGCAGCTTACCGAAAGCGTTCAGACTGATCGAAGCCTGGGGCTTCAGATACATCACCTGTCTTACTTGGATAAAGCCATCAATGGGAATGGGCAACTATTTCAGGGGCCAAACTGAGCATGTGCTGTTTGCTGTAAAAGGATCACAGCTGTTAAAGCGGCGGGACGCTACAACTTGTTTCGAAGCTCCGCGTGGCAAAGGACACAGCGCTAAACCGGATGAATTCTATGATCTTGTAGAGTCATGCAGTTATGGACCTTATATCGACATCTTCGGCCGCAGAGACAGAGAAGGCTGGAGCGTGTGGGGTGAAAACGGATGACTCAACAAGAAGTGTGGCAAATAGCTACACAAAACCTGGCTCAAAATACATTTCAGCCAAGAGTTCACAGCTTCAGCCAAAAATTTGAATTTTCTTTAGGGAGTCAGCAGCTGCTCGATGTGGCCATATTAAAAAACTGTATATCCGACTGTGTTAGCGTCATTAAAACAGAAGAAGTGCTTGATAGAAGCGGCATAGACTATGTCGCACATCTGTCCGGTGGTGCGTTGATAAACATTGACGCAAAAACAAGAGAACCAGGTGCTTCAAAATACTGGAGATATAACGAGCCTGAGCTTGCGCTTGAAACATGGAGTGTCGTACCAGACAGAACGCATTCTGGCAAATGCGGCTGGACACTGAATACGGCTTCTCAGGTAGACTATATCTTGTACACATACGACAGGGCCGACACAGACAAATTTTACCTTTTGCCGTTTCAGTTCTTGCGAACAGTGTTTGCGAGAAACGAAGAAGCGTGGTCAAAAAAATACATGCGAAAAAGGCAAGAGAGTAAAGAATACAAAGGCTGGTATTCTGAAGCCATATTTGTCCCGGCATCCATTGTAATATCGAAGATAAATGAAGTAATGACAGGAAACATATACCAAACATTAACATAAAACAAAAACAGAAAGTAGGATGAATTAATGGCTGTATCACTTGAAGAACAGGAGACTACGATAAACCTGTATCCCAAGGCCGTAGATAAGTCTGAGATCTACAGCTGCGAGCCAAACGTCAAAAAGAAGATGCTCGAATACGCAGAGAAGTATCCGGACGAGTTCGTCATAACAAAACAGGACGAAGTCGGCATATTCGCTTCAGTGCCTAGAGACTGGTTCAAGTTTAAACCGCCCCGCAGGTTAACGATGACTCCCGAGCAGAGAGCGGCAGCCGCAGAGCGGATGAAACAATTCGCAGGAAACAGAAACGCATAACGTGTGTTCTTTGTCTTAGTAAGCCCGTTTAATTCGGGAGTAAGTTAAACTCCGGATGTAAGAATGAGTATTTGTTGGTGCAAAAACAGGGTATCGACAAACACCCGTATTTAACGGACTAACTAAAGGCAAAATAAAAAAGTTCTCCCTTGGGTCTCTCGGACTGGGTACCCTTGACAGGATACCCTTGAGACCCGTCTCTCTCCTTTTTCTTGCCGTCCGTAAGGACGGGCCTTCTTAAGCGGCTTCATCTCCCGTTTAAGAAGGTATAAGCCGGGCTAGCTCAACAGGTAGAGCAGCTGACCTGTAATCAGCAGGTTATCGGTTCGAGTCCGATGTCCGGCTCTCGCCCGTAAGGGCGACTTGACAGACGCTACCGGCATCGTCCCTGCATCGCCGGACATTTCTCGTAGCACCTTAGGGCAGGGACATATACCCCGACACGTAAGTCTTAATAGCAGGCTCGTCTCCTGCCAGGGTAAACTTAATAAAAAGATGCAGGTGACTAACACTTCGACGCACACAGCTTCACCAGCTGGGAGAGCGTACTAAAATATTTTAGTCCGTGCTCCGGGAAACACACCTGCAATACAACCGTCTCTGCACAAGGCCTCAGTTGCAGTTCTTCGGCTGTAAGTCTCTCGGCTACGCGTGATCCACCCCTGCCTGAGAGACAGCCTGCCCGTAAGGGCAGGTATATGCTGTCGTAGCTCAGTTGGTGAGAGCGCCGGTCTTATAAACCGGTGACCGCTGGTTCGAGTCCAGCCGACAGTACTGTGCGGTGTCGGGTTCTCTGCCTAGCAGGACTTAATCAGCCCGTTCAACTCGGGCTGGCCGCACACAATATAGACCCGTAGCCAAGTGGTAAGGCATCAGACTTCGCGGAATCGTATAAGTTATTACGTTCTTATATCCCATCGGGATACGTCGACTAAGAACATGCAAGTTCAATTCTTGCTTCCGCGGCTGACTCTGACATGCGTAGGTTCGAATCCTGCCGGGTCTGCTTCTCTTCGAGCGACACACTAACAACAACAGCGCTGCTTGCGCTATAGCCGTAAGGCAAAGCCGTAAGCAACACGTTACGTCTCGTCATATCTCTTGGGCATGACGTTAAAGTACACACCTCCTTAACGCAAAGGGTATCCCGTTGTTGCAACTGTGTTGTGTACCTTTCTCACTCAGGTTATGCTATTTGGAGCTCGGATACTCTCTCCAAGACCGAATGGTCCTGCATTTCATGTGTGTATGCAGCGGTTAAGCATCTGCCTGTGGCTCAGAAGGTACTTATCAGACTGATATCACTACCGTAAAGACTCTTATGCCGTAAAGAGAAATGAATCTCTCTGAAATATTTCTCTTTCTGCTTCTTCTTTATATATATTATTATTATATAGAAGAAAAGAGTTATTACTTGTGAAATTAATGACTTCTTTGGAGTATCTTTCTCTAGGGTAATGACTGAAGGAAAGAGAGTCATTCCTCTAGGGTGACACTTCTATGGAGTGATTACAGGGATAAGAAGTGACTTCTCTGGAGTGAACTTTACAAGAGAGAGATTACTGAAGAAGAGAGGTTATTAAAGAGATGTTGTTGGTAGTTACAGTAGAGTCTTTAGTAGAGAATAGTTCTTTCAACAACAACAACAAAACATCATCATAGTAAACACTATCTTTCCTCTAGAGAACAGAGAAGTATTTACAGAACCAAATATGATTACCAAGAAGAATGACTGATTACCCTAATATAACTCTTAACCTCTTTTTGTTGTTTTTGTTTTTTAACGCAATATACGAGTAGACTTATTCTCTTTTGGGAGAATAAGTCTTACTCTATTGCTAAAACAAAAACAAAAAAAGGTGATTACTAAAGAACCAAATCATGAATACAACTACTAGGGTTTTTACAATAAACATACTAGGTCATTAATTACCTGACTGGAAAACGAGAGAGAGAACGGCCGCGAGAGACCGGCCGCCGAAGAAACCGGATAGGGGAGTAATGTAAAATGCAAGATAGCATATTCGATATTATGACATACGAAACAGAGTTCTGTCCTTTTTGCGGTAAACAAATGAAGTTAGTGGGGTATGAACATACTGATAAGTACGGCGGCGAAACAATGCGATATTGGGAGAAAGAATGTATAAATCCCAAATGCGCAAGCATGAGAGACTGTGTTTGTTTGGCCGTGAGAAAGGAAACAAAATGTAAAAATGAAGTATAGAAATGCAAGAAACTTTTCTGTCTTTGCTGTTTATCGCGGTAGTTCTGTTTATATCCCGAATAAGCTGGTTCAGGTGTCTGTATGTAAAATAGCCTATTCGTGGTATGTGTATTATCGCAAAGTATGCAAAATATATTCTTCTATCGATTCGTTGCTAAAAGAATGGGATGTTATACGTTTTGAAGGAGAAAGAAATGGATAAAATACATGACTTTTGTGTTCAGCTGGAGAAAATATGGTGGCAATGGCCTGAGCTAAGGTTTGGACAGATGATGATAAACATGCTGGGTGCTTACCTGACAGAGACCGGCCGCGACGCTTTCTATGTAAAAGACGAAGACCTTTTAAAGTTCTTTCAGGAGTATATGCAAAAACATTCTCCCTGGACTGAAAATAACTGATACTTAATGCCGAGGGGTTCTGATGGATGTAAGAGGAGGGGCTGGAGTGGTCGGAGCACGATCCAGTGTGTAGGCATTAAATATAAACCGATTGTCTGGGGCGAAACTGCTTATCCCCAGCCGAAACGCAATAAAGGCTTGTGCCCGGAGCAGGGGTAGCAACTCGTAAGCGGATGCGAGCGGTTGGTAGAAGCAAGCAGCCGGGTTTACATACCTGCGGTTTACCGGCTTTGTTATTATCTCTGATCTGCTGATCTTAAGAACTATTTAAACCGTCTGTACCTGACCGGTGATTGCCGCCTTAACGGCCATAAGAGCAATCATAGGTAACAGATTAAGTAACAGGTGATGCTGACATGCTGGGTTTACACTCCTGCGGTTTACCAGCTTTTTTTTGACCGTGTTCACCCTCTACGCTTGCGTGGAGAACGCGAGAGCAAGGTGACGAGACCCACAGTGCTTTGCGAAGCCTTCTTGGCTGTGGGAAGGGTAAAGGTTGTTCCAGCGGGCTGGGACTGGTTTCCGCCGCAGACTCGGCTGCGTTAGGTGCATATCGCTGGATAGCGACTATGCATTCCGAGCCCATGAAAAATTTTTAAGGGGGTATTGCCACATGCGCTACACTTTCGGTCTTTGCTCCGGCCGCCACGACATCCCGGTAGAGAAGTATCTCTTCGAAACCATTTCTGATCCGACCGATTTCGACAGCATGTACAAACAGGCTGTTGCCGCTATTCCAGCCGACTGCACGGAACTCTGTGTATACGTCACAGGACTTACAGCCGCGATGTTGGCTGTGGTTCGCGCCTGCGACCAGCTCGACATTGACCTTGTTGCATATCACTACGACCGCGACAACGGCGTATACGTCGAACAGACTGTAATCGCTGCTGGTCCTTCCTGTGCGTTCTGCGGAAAACCCATGCGGGGTTTCTACACTTGCCCGCACTGTGGAGCTACCTGACCGTGAAAGGAGAGAGTCTATGTATATCTCAAGGAACAAGCTGAGTAAAAAGGCTAGGAAAGAGCTGAACTCTCAGCGGCGGGTGACATGGGACTTCTCTCCCATATCCCGAATCAAACCTTCCGGAAAAACTTACAGCCGGGCTCGAATGAAACGGGAACGGCCGCAAGCGGCCTACTGATCACCATGGGAAAACTACAAACCCTAAACACTTATTTCGACAGTGTTATTATAACACAGAAAGGAGCTTTTTACAATGAAAACCTTAACGCTCGAAATGATTGAAGAAATCAGATTCCACATCCAGGCCAAGAAAGACCGGCTGGCTTCCATCAAGCGGCTCGCATTTAACATCGCTAAGCAACTGCCCACGATGGATCGGAAGCAGGTTCTTCAGGCCGCTGAAGATCTGGCCGATCTCCGCGAAGAACAGAGACAGATTGAGAAATTCCTTTCCAAGAACGAACAGATCGTTCGGAACTTCTATGCTCTCATGCCCG